TTTCGATGTGGTCTACGGCTGGAGACGAGTCGAGTACGGCGATGATTAACTACCGATCTATCGCGTTGCAGGAGATTGACGAGGGCGTAACGTCTGAGCGTTTCTTCGCAGAATGGAGCATCCCCGCAGGCTGTGATAGTCGGGATTCCCGATATTGGGGACTCAGTAACCCCGCGTTGGGGCGCACGATCACGGTTAAGGCGTTGCAGGCGGCCGTGAAGTCTGACAGTTTTCCGCGTTCTCATGGCAACCAGTGGTCGGCATCCCGTGGGGCGTGGCTTGATGCTGGCGTCTGGGACAAGTGCAAAACAAGCCAGGACTTCCCCGACGGGGGCATCTTGGCTGTGGATTCTTCTGTGGATGAGGCGCGCTACATCGGCGTTAGATCAGTGGTGCACAACCAACAGGTATTTACAAAGATTGAGTTTGTGGTGGACACCGAGCAGGAGATGTGGACACATGTCGAGCGCGTCATGACGCACCCCTCCGTTCTACTGCTAGTCACTCCCACGCTAGAGATTCATGTGCCGACAGCGTTAAAGCGCCGTTACCAGTTGACGGGCTACGCCGAGTTAATCCGCTACACGTCACTCGTGCGCAACATGATCTTGGAAGGCAAGGTATTGCACGACGGGAACCAAACCCTCGCCGAGCATGTAAACCGAGCCACTGGTGTGCGCACCGCACAGGGTTATGTGCTTTCCTCGCAGAAGTCGCCCGGGCCGATAGAGGCGGCGCGTTGCATGGTGTGGGCAGTGTCCGCAGTGAGCCGACCACAAAACCGTCAGAAACCTATGCTCGTTGTGATGTAGTACGGTTACTATTTAGGCAGGCTTGTCGTCAGTTGTCGGGATTGACGGCAGGCCACTATTCGAGGAATCCACAATGCCACTTTTCAGCCGTAAGGAAACTAAAGCACAAATTAGCGTGGTACCCGCACAGGTAACCAAAGCAGCTGCGGCGGGCACTGGATACTCCCGCAACCACGCAGGGCCCAACATGATCGGCCAGTATTACTCTTATGTTGAGGGTGAGGCTCGTAACCGCGCCATGCAAGTACCCGCCATTTCTCGTGCTCGTGATTTGCACGCCAGTGTTATCTCGGCAATGCCGTTAAAGATGTACCGCGAAGCGTGGAACGAGACCGAGGCCGAAATGGAGTACACCGACATTGCGCCTCGCTCATGGCTTCGCAGACCCGACCCACAGATTCCCTACGAAACTCTTATGGCGTGGACATTCGATGATTTGTTCTTCTTTGGTCGTGCATTTTGGTATGTGCTATCCCGCACCGCAGACGGCTTTCCCGCATCGTTCACCCGCTTGCCTGCCGGGTCAATTACCACACCCGATCAAGAAGGGCCAGTGTGGTACGCCCCATCTAAAGAAGTTTATTTTCAAGGCGGTCAGTTAGACCCCGCCAACCTTGTGCAGTTCATCAGCCCTATTCAGGGCGCTATCTACTCATCTGAGCAGGCCATAGCCACCGCGCTAAAAATTGAGGACGCCCGCTACCGCAACGCAAACACCGCTATCCCGTCAGGCATTCTAAAGCAAACAGGTGGCGAGCCTCTCAGCGGTCAGGAGTTAGCCGACCTTGCAGCTGCGTTTAATGCTGCCCGTCAAACTAACCAAACCGCCGCGCTAAACGAGTTCCTAACGTATGAGGCCACAACTGCTACCCCAGACAAGATGCTTTTAATCGAGTCGGCACAGTTCAGCGCATTGCAAATGGCACAGATTTGCAACATCCCGCCGTACCTACTTGGCGTGCCTACCGGGTCTTACGCATACACCAATAGCCGTGAATCCCGTTGGGATCTGTGGCTTTATGGCACCAAAACCTACGCGGAGTGCATTACGTCCACGTTAAGTAGCAATTCTGTACTTCCCGTGGGTACTTATGTAGAGTTCGACACAGATGAGTACCTCGGCGAGATTGACGACGCCAACATGAGCCGCGAAATGGTCGAAGTAGACGAACCCGAAACAGGAGAATCACGAGCATGATCAAGTTAAACGCCCAAGCGGTCACGATTGACGCCGCAGCAGGAGACAACCCCACCCGCACAATCACTGGCGTGGCGGTGCCATATGGCGAAACCGCTATCGTCTCGGACGGTACCGCAGTACGTTTTGAGAAAGGCGCGCTACCCGTTGAGGGCAAGGCACCTAAGTTGTTTATGTATCACGACTCGTCACAGCCTGTCGGCCTTGTGACCGAGCGTGTAGACACCGAAGAAGGCATGATGTTTGCCGCCCGTATCTCGGCAACCGCCGCAGGAGATGAAGCACTAACCCTTGCGCTTGACGGTGTTTTGGATTCCGTCAGTGTTGGAGTAAACCCGACACGCTTTTCGTATGACGATGAGGGCACCATGATCGTGACCGAGGCCGAATGGCTAGAACTTTCTCTAGTACCTATCCCTGCGTTTGCGGGGGCAGAAATTGAGAAAGTTTATGCAAGCGCAGAAAATACTGTGTTAGCATCACAAGAAGAACCCGACACAGAACCCACACCTACCGAAGTCGAGGAGACAGAAACCGTGGACGCAGTACAGCCCGAAGCAGTCGTAGAAGCTGCAACACCAACCGCACCAATTCCTGCACAGCCGAAGCGCCAGTTTGCTATGCCAAGCGCCGCAGAATACATGGCTGCTATGCACATCGGTGGCGACACATTCCGCAAAGTAAACCAAGCATTTGTTGAGGCTGCAAAGTCAAAGCAGACCGCATTGCAAGCCGCTGCTGGTGACGTACTCACCACCGACACACCCGGTCTTTTGCCAGTACCAGTACTTGGGCCAGTGTTTGACGATCTGAACTACAACCGTCCAGTAGTCGCCGCCGTTGGCGCTCGCGCATACCCAGACGGTGGACAGTCCAAAACCTTTATCCGTCCAACATGGACAACCCACACAAGCGTCGGTGCACAGTCACCCGAACTTGTCGGTGTATCCGCAACAACCCCAGTGATCGCGTCTAACTCGGTAGCGAAGGTCACTCTCGCGGGGCAGGTAACGCTCTCCGCACAAGACATGGACTTCACAAGCCCCGGTGCAATGGAAATCATCCTGCGCGACCTCGCTGGCCAGTACCTCATCGCATCGGACAACTACTGCGCCGACCAGATCGTGGCACAAGGCGCAGCCTCGGGCGTGACATGGACAGTAAACGCAACAGACCCAAGCGACCTCATTAACTCGCTTTACGATGTTGCCGAAAGCATCCTCACCACCACACGCTTCTTGCCTGACCACTTGTTTGTCAGCCCCGACGTATGGAAAAAACTCTCAAGCCAGTTGGACGCAGACAAGCGACCTGTATTCCCATACGCTGCAGTTGCAGGTCTCATGGGCGTGAACGGCATGGGCACACAGAACATCACCACCACAAACACCCTCAACCCATTGGGTCTTAACCTTGTGGTAGATGCAAACTTCGCATCAGGCACCATGGTGTTGGCTCGCGGTTCCGCTATCGAGTTCTACGAGCAAGTACGCGGCATTATGAGCGTGGAAGTCCCAAGCACACTGGGTCGCACATTCTCCTACTACGGTTACGTCTCGACATTTATCGCAGACGCAACCATGGCACAAAAGATTACTGTCGCTTAATCCCGAAAGGCAGGTGCCGCCATGGCGGTTTATACCGTTATTGCGCATCAGCGTTTAGACGATTACGCAGTCGTACAAACACTCACAGACACCCCCATCGAGCCCGGCCAGTCAGTCACGCTGGCTGGGCTCGGACATGGACTCAACGGTGCGCACACCGTTCTTTTCTGCCCACAGAACGCCTACATAGGCATTGACGCTTCTACTGGCGAATGGTTATATAACCCCACCGAGCAACGCGCTAACCAGATTCTTTTCTACGATCAGGGAGACGACTTAGAGTGGTCTACTGCGGTACCTACAGGTACTTTGACATGGACGCAGACGTGCACATGGATTACGAACACGCAGATAGCCAACTATTTGGACATTCCGCTTACTAGCACTAACGCCGCAGCACTTTTGGTGCAGTGCGCCGCAGCTGCTAACGCTTTCGCTTATCGTCGCCGTGTCGAAGCGGGCTACCTTGAGGACTCGCTGACTACTTCCCCCGGTGGCGATGTCACACTAGGCACAATCATGATCGGTGCGGCGTACTTCCGTCAGCAAGGGTCATACACCGCGCTCGCATCGTTTGACGGTATGGGCACACCCCCTGCTAACGGCATCACGCCTATGGTGCTGCAGCTGCTTGGCATTAACCGCCCACAGGTCGCGTAATGCCTCTGCCCTATAACGACCTCTTCAACGAGGCGATAGACGACCTCTCAACGACACTAAAGACCATTACAGGGCTACCAGTTGCCATAGACCCACGGCAGATAACCACCTCATGCGTGTTTATTGACGCGCCGTCTTTCGATGCATGGAACTACAACATCGTTACCCTGGACTTCCCCGTGAAGGTCATCGGCTCGGGCCCGGGCAACCTCGACGCTCTGCGGGACATCCTGCAGATTACGTCTAAAGTGCTCGCCAAAAATGTGGCGGTGAAGTCAGGCCGTCCCACCGTGGTTTCTATTGGCGGTGCGGATTATCCCGCCTACGATCTACTTATCTCGATGCAAGCCGAAACAGCGTAAGGAAACTATGTACAAGATTGTTAGCCCCCGTATCGGTGTTCCCGGTGACGAGTTTGTGCCTATCGCAGGCGTAAACCTTGACGCGCTTATCGCTGGCGGTTTCATCATTGAGGTTGGCACCGAAAAACCCAAAACAAGAAAACCCAAAGGTGATAACATCACCACAGACAAG